TACCTAATGCTTTTACAGGGTCATTTTGATATATCGCAGTCGAGTTAGCGGCAATACTATATTCACTTAAACCTTGGTTGTCTCTATTCTGGCCGACTTTACCTAATGCTTTCAAACCGAAAGCGGCATCTTTGTTAGTAGCCATAGTTTTTACTCCTTAGTTTTAGTTTATATTTAGTATCGCGGTAGTTGGTATTGCTAAAAAATTATTTTTTAGTACCACCAAAAGTTACGCGACTCTGCCTATTACTATCAATAGGCATACTTGGGTGCTGTTCCTTCATAAGATCGTTGTTTACTGCTTCATCTCGTTCTTGGACTTGTTTACTAAAATAAGCCTCACGAGATTTTGCGATCTCTTCCGGTATCCTTGCTAGCACAAGGCCGCCTACTCCAATGACTCCTGCGTATTTGCCTTCAGCAACTTGCGGATAAGCGTGATCAGGATATTGGTCTGCTCGAACGAGTTCCCATCCGGATCTAAGTTTACCTGACATGTTCTTTGCATCGTCCATGCCTAAAACTTCAGTTCTTATCCATCTATGCCTAAAACCATCTGGCGCAGGTGGTGCATCCAAAGATGACGGTGGAGTCCAGGTTGTTGGTCTCTTTTCAGAAACTCTTGACTGACTCGCACGAGGGGTCTTCATGTTATTTTCTTTTTCCATATGCTTAAACCTCCTTCATGTGTTTTTTTTGTTTTGCATAATCTTCTAATGACACTCCTAATTTTTTGGCGATAGCAACTTCAGAAGGGGTGAGTCTGACAGTTTTGCGACCTGATTTTGTGCTTCGCGTCGCCGACGCTACTGTTTGCACTGGCCTAGTCGATTCAGCCGTTTTATTACTATCATTAGTACCAAATTTATGCGGAAATTCAAGTCTTATTCTTTTATCAATTTCAGCATAGTATTCATCAGATTGTGGATCATACCCTTCTGATTCCAATTTATTATGAATATCAAAAGCAGTATAAGTCATAGCAGTATCGCTACCAAACCACTTGTTTTTAGCTCCCCAAGACTCTGCCTTAGGATCAACTTGTTGTTGTGGTTGTTGCTGTTGATTAAAAGTAGGTATTTCATCTACTTTTTTCTCAGCTTTTGGTGCTGTTTCTGCTACCGTTTTAGCTTCTTGCAATCTTGCTTCTTCATAACCAAGTCTTGCAATTTCTTTTTGAGCTTCAACTTCTGCTGCAACATCATCATTAGCTCTAGCTGTAGCTAATTTTGTTTGAGCTGCAATTAAACCAGATTTGATTCGCTCTTCTCTATCTTTTACTCCAGCTTGTTCAATTGAAGAATATTTTTTCATATACTCTTCTCTTTGAGCTTTTTGAACTCTAGCAAATTCAATGGCTTCATCTCTTTGTCTTTGAGCTTCTCTCCATTTACCTGTTAGTTTTGCTATTCTTCTTTGAACATCTTTACTGTAGTTTTCTAATTCTAAATCTTTCGTATCTTTCTCTTCATTAGCCTCTTGCTTCTCGTCGCTTGCTTCTTCGGTGCTAGCAGCTTGTGGCTCGGGGCTAGTTTCTTGTTCCTTAGTTTCTACTTGTTCTTCAGTTTGAGCATCATCATTTAATTCAACTTCTTGCTCTGGACCTGAAGTGTCTATATCAACCATCGGAGTTTCTTGTTTGTTTTCTTGTTCTTGCATAGTTTCCTCCTATGTTTATATGTAGTGCAACACAGATTCTGGATTTTTAATTGTTCCCAAAACCTCGTCGTCGTTAAGAATACGGACTTCTCCGCCTTCTATTGGTAAACGTGATCCTGCATATCTTGCAAATATCACCCAATCTTTTTCTTTACACCATGGCCCAGTTGGAAATTTTTCTGTATCCTTGTAAGCCAATGGACCCATTTTAATTACATAACCACAATTAACTGCGATTCTATATTTATCTAAAGTTTCTTGTGCAATTAAAATACCTCCCTTAGTTTTTTCTTTTGGTGTAAAAGGTAAAACTAAAAGTCTCCATCCTGATGGTGTAGGTAATTCTTCTTTGATGTCACCAATATTAGTTTCATCAACTCTTTTTGATTTTTCTAAAGACTCTTTTTCTTTTTCTTTTTTATTTTCTTCTTGATATTTTTCATCAAGAGCGAGTCTCGTCTTCGGGACTTCTTTGTCCGAATTTAATGACGTTTGTTCCTTCAGTATCATTTTTTTTATCCTCCTTTGGATTTAGCAGGTTTGATATTTCCTGATCTATTAATTGTAAGGCATGTGCCTGTCCTAGCAGATATTTATATTTTTCAATATCTGTTACTCCACCAGCTAACATAGTTTCACCTATGTTGTGATAAGAATTTCTTATTTGTTTTCTTAATTTAGAGATAAAAGTTTCAAAGTCCACTAGCAATTCCATTTTCTAAGACTTTTGTTAATCCTAGAATCTGGGTCGCGCGCGGTTTTTGCTGAAGTTAATCTTTTCTTCATGCCTTTCATACGAGCGCAGAACGATTTTCTACGATTAGCAGCCTTAGAACCTTTCTTTAATTTTGAAGGTTTAGTTGTTACAGCTGTTTTTAACTTTGAACCAGGGTTTGCTCTTCTATAAGATGCAACTCCTTTTTTATTTAGTCCGCCTGATGCAGACTTTCCTTCTTTTCTTTGCCAAGCAGGTGACTTTGCCATTATAACATTCCCCTGTAATATTTTTTATATGATGGATTACTATATGTTTTTCCATCAACATTCAAGTCAATGAAACTTCCAATGTAACCACCGTCAGCTTTTTTAGTTCTTTTAACAATTGTTTTTACGTTAGTTGGTTTAGGGCCAGTGTTGGACGCTGCACGTTTTCGTTTTACTGCAGAAGTCTTTTGTCCAGCACTCATGCTTCGGGCCTTTGCAAGAGGGACACACTTTGGATATTTTCTTTTGCTCCCCTTTGATCTTCCGCACGGCTGATATTTGCCATCCTTCTTCGGAGCTCCAATGTCTACCCATTTCTCTGCTACCCACTTTCGTAAACCCATATTAAATATATTTAGTTTTTTTTCTTCTATTCGACATTACTTTACCGCAACCGGTTACGATGCCACCTTTTTTCATACCTAATTCTTTTCTAAGGTCTTCTAATCTTTTTTGTTTAAGTGTTAAAATTTTTTTAGCTTTTCCTACAGCTGTTTCTTTTTTTTCTGTTTCTTTTTTCTTTTTGTTTTTATTATCAATCAAACCACCCTCAGCTTTCTTTTGTCTTTTGCCACCTGGAGTTATTTTACCAGAGCAAACTCCAGAAGCATACATGTTAGCATATGCAGATGGATACACTTTGAATTTTCTTTTTGCAGCAGCTTTACCTTTTGCACAAAGTTTAGCCATTATTTTTTCTTCTTATATGCTTGTTTCATTTTACCTAAAAGATCTTTTGTTTTTTTAGGTAAATCTGATTGCATTATTTTTTTAACTTTATCAGGATTATTTTTTAAATATTTAGATACTGCTGATCCTATTCTAACAGCTCCGCCTATAACTTTTTTTGTTCTTGACATTGGAGTGCCTTGTGTAGGTCCCATAGTTCTTTTTTGAATAGGTTTTTTAGTTTCACCTTTATATTTTTTTAAAGTTTCCATTGCTTTTTGTTTTTGCGCTGGAGTCATTGAAGCCATTCCTCCAGCTTTTCTCATCATTCTTTTTTTCATCATATTTCTAAATCCTGGCATTAGTGTCTCGCTTTTCCCCATCCTTGTATTTGGATAGATTTCTTTTTACCTTTTGGATTTCCTACTTCATCAATAGTATTATCTGCTTTAACTTCAACAGGTCCACCTTCAGCAAATACACCTCTTCCTTTTAAGATGTCTGCTTTAGTTATTTTTCCATCTTTGTTTAAATCAGGAAAAGATTTTTTTTTATTTTTCATTTTTGAACTCCTTTTTACATCCACATTCGTGTTTACAAATGCATGGTGTAATTTTTAACATTTTACACACAAAATAACAAACTTTATTGTAAATTTTCTTTATCATTTTTTACCTCCAAATTGTTTTAGTTCAGTAGCCTTAATTCCGTAAACAGCTCCCACAACAGCGACCCATAATGAAATTAGCCACCAAGGCATATTCTGTAATTTTTCAAAATATAAGTCAAGTTTAACACTAATATCTTCATCTTCTGCAAAAACGCTGTACGCAAGTAAAAATAGAGGCGATGAAAGCGTTAATAAAATAAATTCGTCCTTCCAGTCGCCTTTTTGAGCATCTAAAGCTTTACCTTGATACTCAATTTCACCTTTTTTCATCTTTTCAGCATGGACAATAGCCGCTTCAGACATTGCGACCTCTGCTTGCTTCTTATTTTTGTAAATTGCAAGACCTGCTTTAAGTCCTTGACCTAATAATCCCCAAGGTATCATCTTTTTTTACTCTTTCCAGCTTCAGAAAGTGCAATTGCAATTGCTTGTTTCTTACTTTTTACCTTCTTTTTGCTTTTTCCGATGTTAAGTTCACCTTTTTTAAATTCTTTCATTACTTTTTTTATTTTTTTCTGAGATTTTGACGTTTTTTTCATTACATACCGTCTTTATTTTTAAGTTCATGTTGTAAAATTGTTTTTTGAATAGAAGTATCAGCTCTTAAATTTGCTAATTCTTCATTTTGATCTAACTTTTGTTGGTCAGTCGTTTGATTCATCATAGATTTCATCTTATCTAAGTTTAATCTCTCCTTAGATTCTTGTTCTTTTCTATAATTTTCTTGTGCTCTTAGATCAAGTTCTCTTGCTCTAAGTTTTGCAATAGGATCATTATCAAATTGTGAAGTAATTTCTTTTTCTTCCTTCATAAATTCTTCCATCATCTCTGCAATTAAAGTTGCTTTTCTAGATTCTATCTTTTCAGATATCATTCTAACTTGAAGTTGCATTTGTGGATCTTGCATTGCTTGTGGATTTTGTTGCATTGCCATCAATTGTTGAATTTCAGTTTTAAATTCTACTTCAACTTGTTCTTGAGCCATCAAAGAAATATGTTCAAAACAATTTTTTTCTAATGCAGCCATAATGACAGGATTATTTCTAGCCATGTTAGTTGCCATAAAATTTAAATGAGCAGTAATGTGTGCTCTGTGGTCTTGACCTGGAAACGCTTGGAATGGTTTCCCTGCAAGAGAATCAATATGTTCTAATGCAGGGTCCTTTGGTTGTGGGGGTTGTGGTCGAATTAAAATTTGATCAATATCTTTTACACCTAATGCTTCATACATATGTCTATATGCATTGTACATGTTGTGTATTTGAGGATTAGATTGTGCCAGTTGGAGTTCTGTTTGCGCAAGTGAAATACGCTGTGTTTGTGAGAAAATGTTAGGGTCAGCAACTGGCAATATATCTACTCGATCATCAAAATCAGTTTGTTTAATACTTTTTTGACCCCCAACGACATCATATGGATATTCTTGTGGTAGATATAATTTAAAAACTCTTGCTAATAATTTAAATTCATTTTTTAAAGAAGCATAAATTCTTTTATGAATTGCAGACATGGTTCTGCTTCCTCTTTCTAGCAACGCGACTGTAGTGCCCACCGCGGCTTGCTGATTCCCATCCCCTACTTGCAGGTCTGCTATTGAAGCAAATCTTTGTCCTGCAGAAACAACTACACCCATAAGCTGTAATAGAGTTTGACTTGGCTCTTTAAACGGAAGCATCATAAATGAATCTCTGATGTTTCCTCCTGGTGCATCTACGTCTCTAAATTCACCAGGTTGTATAGCCTGTGCGTCATCTCTAATTCTGATTCCTCGTTGCTTAAATCCAGCAGGTAAGTTTGATAATGTACCTGCATCAAGTAATTGTCTTAGGGCAGATGTAGCAGTTCTCGATAAACCACCAATCATGTGTATTAAACCAAAACCGTAAAAACCAAGGCCTGGTAAAAATTTAAAATGTACAAAGTATTGTACTTTTGATCTTTTAGGATCATTTATTTCATAGTTTCTTTTTATAGATAAAATCTCTCTAGAATTTTCTTCTAAGGTTACAATGTAAGGTAGTTTGATTCCTGTTGGTTCACCATCTGGTCCAACATCTTCATAACCTTCTAAATCTAAATTAACATGACATTCTAATAAATTAAATACATCTTCTTCTTTTGCAGATTTAGTTCTACCTTCTAATTCATGTTCTTTTTTCTCAACATCATCTTCATTAAGTTGTCCTGGTTGAATATCTACATCTCTATAAAAACCTGCTACTTGTTGTTTTCTTAATTCATTTTCAGACATCTTAATTCTGTGAATGATTGCTTCCGCATCATCTAATGAGGTAGCTGTGTACGGAACAATCAAATCATCAGCCGGTACAAATTTTGATACCGCTCTCTGCATAACTTCATCATAATAGATTTTTTTAAATGAAGAACCTGCCAAAGGTAAATAAAATAACATTTGATCAAACTCAGGTTCATACTCTTTCATTTGATCCATGAGTTGATAATTCATAAAATCTTTGACTCGTGAAGCTTGTTGAGTTTTTTCAGGAGAAGGTATACCTAAGATTTGAGTTCTTACTGGTCCATCGGCAGGTAACAATTCTTTATAAGCCAACGCCTGAAACTGAGTAACAGCTTCAGCAAGCACCGGATGAGTGGCACCCGAAGCACCGGCGAAAGGTTCCGACCTGTTTTCATATTTGAATCCTAACAGATCTAAGCCTTGTCTGTAAGAGGTTTCCCAATCTTTTCTAGAATTTTTATAGTCCTGGTAATTTTGAAATAAATCAGAAGATAGTCTTCCAAGTACATCGTCAGGTAAATGTTCTGCTAAATTATCATAATGATTTTCTGCTCCTTCAACAGAAGCAATAGCAGGGTCATAATTAATATCTACAGATCCATCTTCGTTTTCCTGTATTTCTACAGGTTCACCTTGTTCTGCTAACTCTTCTTGTTTTTCTAATTGAGCTTCCTCAATTTCAACATCAGAAGGTACATTGATTTCTTGTTCCACATTTGGAAGCGCTTTATCTACGTCTGCCATTATTTATTTTCTCCAGTTTTACTGTTCTAACAGTATTATATTGTAAATTCAAGCCTTGTGACTGTGGTCCTTTTTTTGGTGGTGGCCCAGATTTTTTTCCATGTTTATAAGGTGTATTAGTCTTCATCAGCAAACTTTTTCATTTCTGCATGTACATCATCATCAATACCAAAATCAACATCTTTTAATTTTCCATCTTGATCTGGTCTTACTGATACTTCTTCATATTCTACAAAATCTGTTTCAGGGTCTTGTTTAACTTGCATTTCAAATTCTTCATAACCATACTCTCCTCGGTCTCTAACTTTTTTTAATCTATATCCACCTGCTCCTTCATGAAGTTCATAGTCTCCTAAATCATATCTAATAAATTCATCTGGACTATCCATTTTTCCAATAACTTTTGATGTACCCATCATTTTAATTTTATTAACTAAATTAATTAAATAGTCTGGCATTTGTTCTGCTGATCTTGATATTGTTTCTAATACTTCAGGCGCTGCTTTAGTTGCCGGTTTAATAAACTTACCTAGGAAAGGTAGTGCAGCTAATACAGTTCCACCTTGACCAACAAGTTTTAAAAATTTTCTTCGACCTATATTTTTTGGCTTACCACCTTCAGAAAGTTGTACTCTACCCCCATTTGCAAAACCAATATGATAAGGTGTTCCTGTAGCTTCATAAAATTTTTGTTTAGCAAAATTAACAAGTCCTGCTCTGCCTTCAGCTCTAGCTCTATTTTCTTCTTCTACTTTTTGTTGAACAATTTTCTTTTGTTCTTCTAAATACATTTGTTCTTGAGGAGTCACTACCGGTCTTTCCATTCTTCCTTCAGCTAATGGATCATCCATAGCTACATCAAACGATTGTTGTGCATTTATTTTTTTCTGAATCTCTTGTGCATCTTCTGGTAGACGATTGTATTCTCTAATCATATTATAAACAGGATCAGCTCCAAAAAATCTAAATGCAGTTTCAGGTAAAGACTTACCTTCTGATAAAGCAACTCCAGTATCATAAACACCATACGCAGCTCCAGCAAGTCCTAAAGTTTTTAATAAACCTTTACCACGAGAACCTTTAGTCAATAAATCAGAAGCTGTTTCAGATATGAAATTTCCTGTTGCTTTTGCTCCTGGAAAAAATTCTGATTTTAATTCTTTAACTCCTAATGCTCTTTTAGCCATGTCAATGTCACCTTTATAACTTGGTATACCTAAATCATCTGATGCTAATGCAGGAGTTACTTTTTTTGCAACATCAACAAATTTACTAACTGGATCTGGAGCTTGTTTATAACCTAATGCTTTAGTCGGAAAAGTTCCTTCAGGTGCGTTAGGTCTAATCGTAACTCCAAGTTCATCTGCTGTATTTAAAATATTAATAACTTTTGGATTTGATGGATCAGGATTTTTTTCAATAAATTTCTCAGCCATTTCTTTAAATCCACCAGTTCTATTATAAGGTCCTAATATTAAATTTCTATTATAAGGAAAGTCTTTCATCTTTCCTTGTTTGTAAATATCTCTTTGATGTTCTATTTCAAAGATACCTCTATTTTGTATATCTTCTAAACTAGGTTTAACTTTTACAATATCTCCATCTTTAGAAACTGTGGTCGATAATTGATCCATCAATTCTTCATTCTTTAAAATTAAATCTGGATTCTGTCTTATTTTTTCATTAAGTTGTTTAGTTACTAAACTTTGTTGAAAGTTTAAAAACTTTTCGGCAGGAGTCATTTTTACATCACCACCTAATTTTTTAATTCTACCTGCTCTTCTTCGTTCTGCACTTTTAGCAAGATAAACTGTTTTCTTTTCTGGATCAGCTTCTCTTATTGCTTTTTGTTTTAATTTTTTTCTTCTTGTAATGTTTGCTTGATAAGCTTGAGTAAATCCATCACCCATTTCTGCTTTGACTAATTCTTTTGCTTTTTCAAAATTAGGAATTCTTCCAACTTCTTTTGCATTTAAATTTACCGGTGGAACATAATTTTTATCTGCCACCATTTCTTTAACAATAGTTACATAATCTTCTAAAGGTAATTGTGATCCAATTGTAGTTCCTTTTGCAAACATTTGTCTCTCGCTTCTCGCTCCGGGTAACGAGGGGCTAGATTGTCTTGTTAGATATTTATATAGAGCTACGTTTTCAGATTTTGACATAGCTTACAATCCCATCAGATAAGCAAGTCCTCCACCTGCTTGTTTAGTTCGAGGTGTTTTTTTAAATGTAGAAAGAATTTCTTCACCTGACATTCCTTTTGATTGCATTTTTAAAGCTTCATCTATTGTTGCTTCAACTTCAGCTAATCTTTGTGGATTATCATCTACCAGCATTTTACTTAATAACTCATCATCAATAACACCTTTATATTTTTTCTGTAATCTACTTTTTGTATTTTTAAATTGTTCCATTTTAGTTCCTAAATCAAAAGTAGATAACTCTTCTATTTCTTCTCTAGTCATTAATTTTTTATCACCTGACATTTCCATCTCTTCAAGTTTTTTTTCTAAAAATTCTTTTCTACCTTTTTCACCTGGTTGTGGATCTAATCTACCTGCTTTGTAATCTGTATACATTGCAGCTTCATATTCTTTTTGTCTTTTCAAAGCGTTTTCTGCTTCTTCTAATGTACCTGAAGACATCCATGTTTCACTGTCTCCTAACTCTTCTTCGTATTCTTTAATTTCATCATCTGTTAATTGTCTTTTTGGATTAGGATTTCTTTTTTCAAAATCTTCAAACATTTCTTTGTCTTTTGCAGATTGAGGCATTTCCATTTCATCTGCAGTTTTTAAAGTTCCTTTACCAAATTTTTTATTCATTGCTTTAACTAATTTCTGAATACCTTTTGGTAAACTTCCATAAGCAAAACCAACTCTACCACCTGTTGCAAATTCATCAGGTGTTTCAGATTCTTTTAAAAGTTTTGACATCTCTTCATCTGACATTACACCTTCATCATAGCCGTAAGTTTTTTTAGGTGTAGCATCAAAAAGTTTTTCTCTCTCTAAAATTTTTTGAATATCTTTATAATCTTTAGCTTTGTTTAATTCATCTGCTACATCATCTAGTTGTTCTAATACACCTTCACCATATGTTTGTCTTAATACATCAATAGGATCTGTTCCACCTTGATAGGATTTTAAAATTGCATCTTTTGCAGCTTCATCAGGAATATCAATCTTACCTGCTTTTAAATTCTTTTCTAATATTTCTCTAGCTGCTGTTCTTACGATTCCAACTTTAGGATCTAAAGGTCCACCCGATCGATATGGATTTTTTAATAAATCATCAAAAGTCATACCTTGACCTTTAGTAATATCTTCTAGCTTCTTGCCGCTCGCTCGGAGTTGGTTGAGGCGAGATTCGAGGTCACCCATTAAAGTTCCTGGAGGAGACATTTGTCCACTTTCAGCTGCTAGCTGCTTGATGCCTGTTGGAGAGACTGGCTGCTTGGTGCCAATGTCAACAATCTCTGCTGACGGTGGATTTAATCGGTTATCTAATCTTCTTAAGTTACCAGTGAGTGTTAAAATTTCCTGGTCATTCATTTTAGGAACATCAGGAATTAATTTTTCAACATCTTCATAAGCTTTTTTAACTGCTGCATCTGAAGCAGCATCAATGTTTAATTCATTAGTTGCAAATCTTTTTGTTTCTTTATCAGGTAAAGAAATAACATTAGTTCTTGTGCCAATAGTTTTGGACATAGCTTTTTTACCATAAAGCTTTTGAATTAATTTTAAAAGTTCTGCTACAGCTTTCATTTTTTACCTTTTAATTTTTTTAAATATTCTTTTGTTTTTTCCCTACCAGGTGTAGGTTTAAAAGGATTAATAGGTGTAGATGGATCTTTTTTGAGAGCTTTTCCCAAACCTTTAATTGCTATACCTACTCCTTTTAAAAAAGTCATACCTAATAATACACTCTTTTTGGCTCAGGTAAAGGCTCATCTACAGCGTCTTCAGGGTGCTCTAAAAAGCCTCCTTGTCTAAATCTCATTACAGCTTGTGTCGTACTATCCACTAAATCGTCGTGGTCACCATAAGGAAAAGCTGCACATTCCTCAATTACCTCTTGAGCGAAAGATTGGTCTGTGGGCGCCCATATGCATCCACTTTCAAACAGAGGTGCAACCGAGTTAACACGTGTATGTTTATCATTTCCTTTTGATGGTGTAAAGTTAATTACTGGGATTCCCATTTTTCTTAATTCATAAGTTAAAGGTAGACCAGACGCTTTAGATTCAACAATAACTGTTTCTGGATTCCAATATCTATATTGTTCTAATGCCACACGTCGAAGTTCAGGAAACTCTAACCTATCTTTGACAGCGTCTAATAAAATTAATTGTGGACCACTATCTTCATTTCTATAAAATACTCCCCAAGTTGTAATAGCACTATAGTCTGCAGTTTCTTTTTTCATAAACGCGGTATCATAACTTTGTATGATGTGATATAAATGTGGTGGTTCATCTGCTTCCCATTTCTGCCACCATTCTCTTTTGATCAAAGCTCCTTCTTCTGATGTTGGGTTTTGCATCCACTGTGCATTCCATTTTGGTAATGACAAAGAAGCTTTAACACCTTCTAGTTCATCGAGCTTCCAAAACTCTGGCCATACTGGTTCACCACTTGGCATGATAGCAGGGAACTCAATAATCTCCCATTGATCAGCTTTTGATTCTTTTTGAGCTTGTAATAATTTACCGGTCAAATCTTTTGTATTCCATCTTGTCATAACCAAAACAATTGTTCCACCCGGTTGAAGACGTTGTCGTGGACCTGACGTATACCATTCATATGCACGTTCAAGAGCATCTACATTCAATGCATCTTGTTCAGAATGTGGGTCATCAATAATTAATAAGTTTGCACCACGGCCTGTAATTGCTGATCCAACACCAGCAGCAAAATATTCACCACCTTGTTCTGTTTCCCATTTACCAGCAGCTTGTGAGTCTTGTCTTAATCTTGTATTGAAAATTTCTTTGTACTCTTCTGTGTCCATAAGTGTTTTAGCTTTACGACCAAATCTTACAGCGAGTTCAGTTGTGTGTGTTGATTGAATTATTTTTAATTTTGGATTTCTACCAATCATCCAGGCGGGCAGCAAGAAAGAACTAAATTCAGACTTCGTATGTCTTGGTGGCATATTGATAATAACTCTTTTCAATTCACCTTTTGCAATACGATTAAATTTATCAGCTATTTTTTTATGATGAGATCCTTCTATAAATTCTGGCCACATGTGTTTTACAAAAGCCATAAAATCATTTTGAATTTTATCACGCTTTTTAATATCATCATACTTAACAAGAGTTTGCATAAACTCTTTTCTGATGTCAGGTGGTAATCTTTTTATCTTTTCTAAATCTATGTCCATTTCGAAAATTTTTTCTGCAAAATTTTTTAGGTTTAATTTTGGAACCTTATAAGTTTTTACAGGCTATAAATGGATAAATCAAGGCATAAAGAGTAAACTCTGGGACCCCTTTTTATATTAAATGTTTTTGTTATTGTGAAAGTTTCGAATTTTGGAATTGGGTTGGGACCACTATCGAGGGGGACAATGTCCCCCTCGCTGCATGCATCTAGTCTAACAGAACCATGTAAGCCTTGGCATTGTGCTGTCTAAAGTAATCAATACCTTTACGCACTTTATCCCAAAGGTTTGAATGACCATCGAAGCCAACCTTTTTATCTTCTAATGTTGCTAAGTATTCATAATAGAATATTGAGTCATGTATCTTAGCCTCTTCTTTAGTTAAGAATATAGACTCGCCACTAAATCTATTCTGTCTTTCTTCTGTCTTGTTGTCTTTTAGTTCCATGCTGATCTCTCCACTTCTCCGTTGGTTGCTTTGTTTAATGCCTCAAGATATTCTGTCTCAGTCATCTTAAGTATATCAATACAAAACAT